ATTCCCTCCCCGAAAGAACCGGAGAAAGCTTGCACTGCGCTGATCGTTCGAACCCCCTCTCATCCCTTGACTCTTAAAAATTGGCCGGTCGATGTACGTGGTATACCACATCGCCCAGTCTGAGAACAAAGGGAGGGGGACATCTAAAAACTCGGCCGCGATCCGGTCGCCAGGAACACAATGTTCGCAGTGATCGGTACGAAAACCGTTTCTTCAGACGTCGTGCCCGTGTGGATGCCCACAACCTTGCCAGCTGTGTCGACCACCGGGCTCCCGCACGAACCAGCCACGGATGAGTACCTGCTATAGGCCTTCTCCTCCATGGATCCATCCAACACAATACGCACGACACCAGCATCATGCTTGAACTTGCCCACTCGGGCATCGTCCAGGGTGTCGTACGTCACCATCTCCACCTTGGTCCCCACCACGCACTTCGCAGCACGCAGACGCGGAACCAACTGCAACTCCTTCGGCGCCGGAAAGTAGAGCAAATCTCGCCCCACCTCCTTGCCATGCTCAACCTTGAGCTCAGCACACTTGTCGCCAAAAGTGACCATGGCGGACATGCACCCATCAAACAAATGTTTGCAGGTAAGCACACCGTTCCAGATCATTGTCGCACACATCTCCTGCTTACCAGCAACCGCACGGCCCACAGCCTTTGCGATAGTGGCGGACTCGAAACGCGGACCGTTGACCAAGCCCTCCTTCTTCACACACGCCTTGGCAATGTGATCCAGGGAGCCACACTTGAAGCACTGACGGTTGGCGAACCGCTCCTTCTTCAGAGCGTCCGCCTCTACCTGCTTCTTGATCTTGTCCGCCTTTCGCTGATGGGGGTGCCACTTTCCACAAGTGCCAGCACAGTTGCCGTTCTTGCACTTCTCAATGAAAATCTGACCCTCCCCCTTCACTTCCCACACAGTGGAGACTCCCTCAGGAATCTCACTCACGCGCTCGAAAGTGACGCCCTTCATGGATCCAGCCTTCGCCAGACCCTCCCTGATGGTTCCGTAATCACCACGCTGCTGGTTGATCACGAATTCGGTTCCGTGGCGAGCTGCTCTTCTCCCCAATCGGCGATACAAATTGCCATCCTCTCCTGTGTAGAAGAGAGGCTCTGTCGCATCGCCGCTGGGACCCGAGTAGTCAACCCACGGCTTTCTCTTCCACCCGGGATTGGGCTTCTTCTTGTTGGCAGTCTTGCGCTCCAAGGTCTCAGGCGCACACGAGCGCCAATGGGTGCAATGGTGCCCACCACACACAAGATCACACTCCCTGGCGTAGTCCGTGCACACAGTGCCAGCGATCACCCCAGGGCAATCGGCAGCATGCATGCATCCGCGCACACGAGACTCCTCGGTGATGGGCTTGCATCCCATGAAGTGGGTGCAATGGTGTCCTCCGCAAGCCAAATTGCAAATGGCCTCCTTGCCCAGCAACGCGCTGGTAAGAGACTGCGAAGCCACCTTCCCGGCCTTCAAGCTGGGACAATTGTCAGCATGGAAGCACCCAGTGGGAACATTGGGCGATGCCGTCACAGAGAAGTGGCGAATGACCACGAGAAGAGCAGCCACAGAGAAAATGACAAGCACAGGTCCCAACCAGGGGCGACCTTCGCACATCTTCTTCATCTTGGCCTCCTGCTCTCCCCACAGAGTTCTCAAGCCATCATGGGTCGGGGTATTCAAGCGCTCGGAAAAGCCCGCCTTCTCCAGCGCCGAATCTGACAGGCCACCGCGCATGGAAAGAAGCGTGGCATCTAGCTCATCATCACTCTTGCCCTGACTCTTCTCCTCCACACGCTGCACGAGCTCCTCGGTGACGTCCAGGATGCTAGCCACCTGCTCATCGCCAAAGGGCACGAGGGCAGGGCCAGCACCAGCCACAAAGGACGCACCCAAAGAAGGGCGCGCGTCCTTGGCCGGCACAGACAGGAAACGAGTGAGCACACGGATGCCGCCACAAAAGTCACGCACCAGTGTGCAAACGGTCTTGAGACTCCTCCACATAGCCACAGCACCACCCATCCCCTTATAATACAGGGTGGGCACAGCCATGGCAATGATACACAGGTCGAACAGGTGGAAAACCTCCTTCTCAGAAATCTTCCCTTCCTTCTTCTCGACTCGGCGCGCGTGGTAATATTTGCCCAACAACAAGACGGCACCGATGACCTCTGTGCATGCCATGACGGTGGCGAACTTGCCCACTGTCTGAGAAACACTGTCACTAGCTTTGTCAACACTGCTGTTGAACTTCTCCGCATGGGCATCAACCTTCTGAGTGAGATCAGATGCCGTGCGATTGAACCTCTCCGCCTGCGCATCAGCGCGGTTCACCAGATCCCTCGCAGTTGCGTGGAAATCTGTTCTGGCGCGGTGCATCAGGTACAAGAAGAGGCCGACACTCGCGAAGACGGCGACCCACACCCACATGGGCACGAGTCCTGACAGCTGAGGGCTGAGCTCGCCAGCAGGAAACTGCTCTGCTCGCACCGGCAGCGCCATAGCGGTGCCGACATTGAGCAGGCAAAACAGCGCCATCAGCGCTCGTCTGTGCGGTCGTAAGGTTGCCCGAATCTCCTTGTAGCACCACACCACCCGAAAGATGGTGTAGAACAGCCCGAAGGCGAGCAAGTTCATGCCCACACACACGAGCCCACCCCCCTCGGGGTGCTCATGCCCCATCGCAGGGGCATCTGCCAGGACGCACGACGCTCCGGACTCGAGCGCAAACGCGCTCACGCCACCGACAAGGCACAGCAGGGCCACCATGAAGAGCATCATGACCTTGGGGGAGGTGGCGCGCTTCACGCGCGCCGCCGTCCCCTGCGGGTTCGGGCCGTAAGGCTTGGCCTTGCTCTCGGC